TCATTGAGAAGTTACCTTTACCGACTGATGAAATCGCATCATTTGTATTAAATCCACCTGTTACGTCATGGACATATAATGCATCTGAATTATTATCATATGCAACGATAGCAGTTGAACCAGTTGCTGAACCAGTAATCTTATCTCCCTGAACTGCAGTACCACTATGTCCTGAGTAGGATATCTTAGTGAACATCTTAAGGTCGAATGCAGACAAGTCATAGTTAACAGTGTCTTCGTTGTATTCACCTGAAGTTGATGAACCTGTAAAGTGTTCTATATCTCTGATTCTACAGAAACCAATATTTTCAGGTGAGTTGTTGTCTGTAATTAAAGGTTCTCTATCAGAATACCTTGGCCCGTTACTTGCATGATTGTCTGTTGACATATCATCAATATTAACACTCCATAGTTTTGCGACTTTATGTGGTGTAATATTTGAACTATCAATACCTTTATTAATTTCAGGTAAACCATGAACATTGGTAATTCTAATTCTGTTACCTAATCTAACAGGTGTTCTTACATTGTTTGCAGTTTTAGTTGACCTTGCCTTTTTAATAGGAACTGTTTCTGAACCTGTTTTTGCAACCTCAAAACCTTGTACGTAACCTTTGCCAGGTGACATTTGCATTACAAACTTATTCGCATCTCCACCATTTCTTTCTAGGAACATACCATTGTTTGTGGTATCATTTAAGTGTTCTTTTAATTCATAATCAAAATTCTTTAGTACAAAATCTCCGTTTGCATCACCTGTTCTTCTTGCAAGTGACTGCTCGAGAACATTGTACATTGGATTTTCAACTTGTCTTGCGATGTTACCTGCTTCTACTCTGACTAGTTCTACAAAGTTTGTGGATAGGTCTGAATCGACAGGATATTTAGCAAGTGTTAGTGAAACTTTAAATCTGTCTGCACCAGCAGCGTTCTGATTACTGGTACCAGTTGCGTTGTCTTGTAATGATGAGTCCTCTGCATTTGATACCAATTCTTCTTTGATATCTAAACCAACTCTGTATGTTGGTTTTGTGGTATACTTTTCTAAGATGATACTTTGTGCAGGGACTTTAACAAAGAAACCTCTGACATAAACAACACCTTCTTCTAAACTTACTGCAGAACCTAACCCTAAAGGAGTCTTATCTTCTGCGAGGACTTTAAAATAATTGTTATTTGTTGTTACTGCAGAAATAACACCAGCTGCGTTTTCTTCAACTTCTTCTAATTCTTCTGAGGGTTTAAATTTGTATTCGTTTGCATCACCTGAAGATTTGTACTTAACAAAAAGTGTAAGTTCATCATCTGTTGTCTTTGCAGATGAATTAACTAATTTTGCAACTACACCTGAAGTCTTACCTCTGAATAATTTTCCTACAGAAGATTCTCTATATGTTTCTGTATCCGTATCACCTAATGTGTTTGGATTTTGCGTATCTACTTTAACGTAGTAGAGTTCTAGGTCTACATCTGTTCGAACACCTTCAACAATCGAGCCATTTTTAAATACATGATTACCAAACCTTTCGATTTGGTTTTGTAATATTGACTGTGATTGTGTTAACTCTCTTGCTTGAAGAGGTCTACCTGCCCTATACAGAACTTTGTGAAAGTTCTTTGACTCATCAAAGTCATCGTAGTAGGGTGATATGTTTAAATCGGTTTTCTCTGGCATATCCTATCTCTTTTAAATTATTTATCTAACCCCAAAATGGGGTTGAAATTACATCTCGATGATAAGTTTAATATCTTCGATTTGGTCAGCGGCACGTGTTACTGCACCTCTGTTTTCAATGTACAGTACATTACCACTGTATCTCTCAATCTCAGGATGGACTGTACTGATACCACTTGCACCAATAGTTGCAACGTTTGTACCACCAACATAAATTGTAGAACTGTTTACAAAGTCTACATATTGACCACCTGAGTTTGCAATAGGAATATGTTTCACAATGTTATTCTCAGAATCAACTGATACAACTCTTGATACTGCAACAGAAGCACCGTTAGATTGAGCACTCATGATAGTGTCATCTACGTTAATGTTTGCAACTGATGATGCGACCAATTGGTTGTATGAAGTCAAAGAAGAACTTTGTGAAACAGTTGTTGTTCCTAAATTAAATGGGTCTTGGATTAGACCAATTCTTCTGAAATCGTTATCTGTTGGGAAATCACCACCACCTTCGTTAAACTCTAATCTTGAGTTTACGATGATATAGTTTCCACCTAGTTCTGTGATTGCATCTGCACCATGTCCGATTAATGGAGAAATGATTACTTTTGCAGCCGCATTAGTACCTGAACCGATACCTGAAATACTTTGAATATCGATTGATGCACGTTTGTAACCTGAACCAGCAGTTGTTACAGTAACATGAGTTACAGCACCACCACTAATGTGTACAGTACATACACCGTTTTGTCCGTCACCTAGGATAGGAACACTAGTGTAATCACCGTCAGTGTAACCTGAACCACCTGCAGTTACCACAATGTGATGCACAGCACCATCAACTGCTTGGTTTTCTACGTCCCATTGAGATGAACCGTCATCAGCGGCAGCAGAGCCAATTCCAGTTGCACCATCTATCTCTGTTTGAGCACCAAGTGTCTTAACAGGGATGAAATCGTTTGTTACGAATTTAATTGTATCTGAAGCGGAGACTGAGAACATATATTTCCAAAGATACCCTCTACCAGTAGCGGCACCTGTATCTGAAGTTTCAACTAATGCAGTTGGACTTGTACCTGTAGGTTTAACAGTTGAATTAACTACTGCACCACTAGAATCTCTACCAGTTCTAATACATTTGTAAACATGATATTCATCAGTGATTACATAGAAAGTTGAATCGTACAGATTAGTAGCACCTGATGCTACGCCTGGATTAGATGATGAGATGTCATGTTGATATTCATCGTATGAAGTATTTGTTGACCAGTTTCTTCTTACAAGACCATGTGACACGTCAGAAGGTGCAACCTTCTTCAATGCGACCATGTCTGAATATGCATCTACCTCTTCTCCTACTGAGTTTGCAGGTGAAGGGGGTGAATTCTCATTCGTCCAGTCGAATGAACGACCTATAAAAATATACGTTGACGATGCTGGCTCGTCAAAGTCCTCTTTGAATTGTTTCGCATTGTGGACACGAAACTTTTCGGTTATAATTGCTGCCATTTTAAATCTCCTAAGATATTTATATACTATTTATAAACCTATGCAGACTTTACATAGGTACTAAATGCAATATTTGTTCTTTTTCTTTCATGAAGTGGAAAATCAGGTATTACCATCTTCGGTAAGTAATTGTCAAAGTCATAAACCCTAAGGCCTTCTGAATTGGATTCTTCACTGAGGATGTTCCCATTACCATCTTCTAATATGAAATCGTCATCATCTGTTTCGTCTTTCAGATAATAAGCGATATCATATGTTCTCTGATTCTGAATAATATTTAGTGTACGTAAAGTGTGACCTAACGGTACAAACGTACTTGTATTATTCATAGAAGATTGTTCATGGACTAATGTACTACCATCTTCCATTATAATCCTATTCCAATCTTCTGTATATATTTCGTTATTGAACAAGTCGATTGAACGTTCTGTAACAAAGTAATGTGTTTCCATATCAATTGTTGCAGTTTCGAGTGTTGCAATATCATCATTCTCTAATAACATTCTATCACCTTCCGTACCTTTTACATTTGCATCTTTATCAGGTTCGAATCTCAAGTGATGTACATGTTCTTCAAGTAAAATCTTATATCCATCTTCCAACACAAGGATTTCATCTTCTTGAGTATATGAAGAGAAAATCTTTCCTTGGTCTGATGGTCTTCTTTCAGGTGTAGAACCAAACTGATTAATAGGTGTTTGCATTTCTACACCAGTATCATCTGAACGACATAGGTTCAAGACTGACATCATGTCATCTAGTCTAGGTGAATACTGAACTGGAGTATGTGCGAGTGATGCTATAACATTAACGTTAAAGTGTCTACTCTTACTTTCAGTATCATAGTATTCTGACCTTTCACCTAAATCAATACCTGCAGGGTTTGTTACCGTTGATGGTATTAACACTCCAGTGTTATCTACTGTAGGTGTATTGTTTTCCAGTCCTGCATCCATCAATACTAATAATGGGTCTGCAGTTGTATCTTCAAATCTGAAGTAATTGGAATCACCAACTTTATATCCCATGGTTCCTGTTTCAAGTGTTGGTTTATAACCATCTTCAAACATGATATCACCGTGTGGGAAGAAGTCATGTAATTCAATCTCTCTCATTGAGTTATAGAATGCAGCTGGAACTACAGTCATATCTTTCTCTGCAATGAGATAGTAATTTAATGGGTCTCTTATGTCTTCGTTATAATCGTCTGCATCATCTTCGATAATAATTCTACTACCATCTTCATAAACTATATTATCGATTCCAGTATCACCATGAATGATAATGGTCGGTCTAAATGTTACTTGAACATCTAGTGAGTTGTCGACATCATCCCTTGTTGAAATATTAACATTAGGTAATGTGTCATCAGAAGATATAAGTTCGTTGGATGCATCAGAAATAATAACATTCTTGATTGCAACTTCACCAAAGAATATGTGACCTGCAGGATGCAGTAAGTCTTTTACTGCACTTCTCCATTTGTTAATGGATTCACCAATCTTAATAACATAAGAGTGTGATTGATAGTATAAGTTGTCATGGATATTAGCTGCAGAAGCAGATAGAGTACTCTTATCTCCTAAGAGTTGTTCCTCCATAATACCTTCACCTGCAAACTTACCTCTACCATCAAATCTATTGTTTCTTAATACTTTAAACTTATCAGATATGTTATATGTGACTTCCTCATTATCCAAGAAGTCTCCAACCAAATCTGTATATGTTAAAATATGTCTATCTGCATCATATGATACGACTGTTCCAGTCGCACCTGAATCTTTTCCTGTTAATACGATACCTCTTGTAAGTGTTGCATTGGGTGTAGTGATGAGTATTGGGTGATGAGTATCAGATGCAATAAGAGCATCTTCACTAAAGTTATAACCTTGGTCTTCAATATTAATTGAACCAATACCACCAATTGTACTTGACCATGCAAATAGTTTTGCACCTTCACCACTTGATACATTAACTTGCGATGCAGTCTGTTCTGTTGTTGACGTTCCACCGATAATTTGTTTACCTGCAAGGAAGGTTCCTGTATCTGTTGACCTTCTTGCAATTTTTAATTTTTTATTCTTTTTGTCTATATCAATAAGTAAACCTGTTGCAGTCGTTACCTCAGATTCAACCTGATTGATTTGTTCACCTATAGTGTATCCTGATACATTTGTTAAATAGATGTAACCGCCAGGATATACTTTAGGTATTTCTTGATAACCACCACCTTCACTTAATAAATTAATTGTCTTGATTGAAGAATCTGTTGTCTCTAAGTTTACACGTGTTCCATCTTCATATGTTAAATTGTTAAACTCTTGGAATACATCAACTTCTGCACCTGCATTAAGGCCATTGTTAAATACGATTCTATCATTCTTTCTTGAGTAACCAAAAGTTGCATCACTTTCTGCATATTCGATACTGTCAACAAATACTCTTACTCTTTCATCATTGAATAACATTCGTATTCCATGAATGTCTTTTCCTGTAAAGAGTGTTTGTCCTTGGGTTGCAATAAAGGCAAATTGTCCGTAGATGTCTTTGTTTTCTAAAATTATCTCGTCACCTACAGAACCGATAATCGCATCTGCACCACTACCTCTAATGTTTTTGTCATCAAAGACAACATGTTGAGGTAAACCAATTTGAAGAATATCATTACCACTTAAACCTAATGGTTGTGATACTCTCATAGATTTTCTATCGTCTGATATTTCTTTAACTTGTACACGTGGTAAGTAAGTACCAAATACTTCTTGTCCTACTCTGATTGCAGAATCCAATGCAGTTGAGAAAATTAAAATATCAGATTCAACTGATAGTTCAGAGACCATTTTATTTTCATCTTCTAAAATAAGGTCGAACCCATCTTCAGTTAATAATTGGTCTACTGTACCATCACAAACTGCAGTGAATGTATTATGATATCCTGTACCTGCATCCTCAATGTAAATTTTTTCTACACCACCTGACTTCAATGCATCAACAATAGACTTAGCCTTTACTGTATCGGTATCTCTTTTACCACCAATAAAGTTAATTCTATCATTTAAAGAATAGAGAGAACCTCTTTGGTCTCTTTCATCTAAAAGACCTTCATTTGCTTTTCTAATTATAGTGTCATTAGGAACTGCAGTTGTTAAACCAGTTCCATGAGGTGCAGATGTTTTTTCAATTGTGAGTCCTGATAGTGCATCAATTTTTATAATACGATATTCATCTGAATGATTATCAAATTTAACAATATCACCAACTCTAAACGACCCAAGATAATTACCACCGTTATCTTCTGATATGATGTCAATAGTAATCTCTTGTTCTTTCTCTAAAACTGCACCAACTGTTTTTGATTTAACAGTAGTTTCAAGTATAATGGTTTCATCTGCATCTGTTGTAAAGTATGTACTCGACTTTCCAAAAACAATATCAGATACAACACCTAATACACGTGCAAATTCTGTTGTTACACCATCTCTATCTAATAACTGAACCGTTGACCCTTCAGTAAACTCACCAATATGATTATCGGTGATTTCAATAGAAAATATTCCTTTATCTGATTCTTTAACATAGACATTTTCAATAATACTTTCTGCTTCAATGAATGTTGAGCCTGGTGTATATTGTACTATTTTGTCTGTTGCAGAAGGAAGTGAATTTTCATTATCCATTCTAATAACCATATGTCTCTTTTGACTATGGTCAGATTCAGAGACTTGAATTGTCTCATCTATCGGATAACGAAGGTCTGCATCCTCTCCATAGAGGATACGCATTAAAAACTTTAATGAATCTTCAGTACCTTTCTTCTTATACAAAGAAGATATGTTTTTAATTGCAAGTCTTTTACTCTTAACATTTCTAATGTTAAGTGCAGGTACGAAGTCCTTTTGAAAATACTCTAAGAATGCCTCAGTCGTATGGTCGATGTCTGAATAATCTAAGAGTCTGTTTTGTGCGAGAATAGTATTCTCTTTATATGATTCGACAACACCATCTCTGTTGCCATCTCTACCAGTAATCGTTTCGCCAGGTGCGAAACCACTACCTGCAATTGCATTTAGGTATAGAATGTTACCATTTACTACACGTATTTCTGCAACTGAACCACTGGTTTTACCAATGATGTATTCACCCTCTTGGAAAGGTTGAACCTGAATAACATTACCTGCAAGAGTTTTAGATTTTTCTTGAACTAGTTTAGATGTATCTGCATCAGGTGAGGGTGCAACGGTAAAGGGCTCCAAAAGAATGGAGCCCTGACCATTTTCTAAAAGGATGTCCCCAATCTCTTCTTGAGATTCGAGGACAATAATTTCAGATTCTAGATACTCAAAGTATGCCTTTAAGAATGCCTCTAATGCAGGAGATTCTTCCTGTACGAAATTAGGTATCAGTTGTGATAATCTATGTGATAGTTTATCTATGACAAAATTTTCGTGAGACATCTAAAATCTTTTCCTTTTAATTAACGTTACGCATTAACTACAGTCGCATCATTTGTCTGTGCGATTGGTAACCAAACGGAACCATTCCAAAGACAAATAACTGCTTCACCAGCTGAATCAAGTGTGATTTGAGGTGAAGCTGCACCACTAGCGTGCCATGATGAGACAGTAATGTCTGCATCATATGAAGATGCCATACCTGAACATGCGATAATTTTAATCTGACCAACGTCAGTACCGTTGTCCAATGTAAAAGCAACGTCTGCAGTAAATGATGAACCATCAATGATAGTAATTGCACTTGCAGCTAAATCTGTTGCAGCCGCAGTTTCAGTTACGATGTCATTAATAGCAATGTGAGTTGGTACGTTTTCAAAAAGTTGACCAATAGTCATCTTTTTGTTTACTGGTGTACCGCCAGGGCTATCTACGATATGCAATAAATCATCTGCACCGATATCTGAATCAGCTACTGAAGATAATGCACTAATTTTCTTATCTGCCATTCTATTTTCCTCCTATAATCCAATTGAATGGGAAACTACTCAGGGGACTCCTGACCACTTCTTTCATAAGTTAATAAGATGTACTAGATGTAGTTCTAAATCCTACACCAGCACTCGTTTCACCACTTGCGATGGTGTCTACCTCACCCTTGACTGATACATTCTCTAAGTCAATATCAATCAAACTACCCCTTGTTGCGACAACATCGTCACCGTCAGGGATAAGAGTGAAGTCAATCGATGTATCAACATTTACGGTTGAGGTAAACGTGATGGCATTGATTGTAATCTTTCCTTTGGTGTAATCTATTACACCTGCGTTCTTGTCTGTATATATTCTTTCAGATGAAGAGAGATAATATCTTCTTAAATTACCCATTCCATCTTCATCAAAGAATTGAATGTTTACACTATCACCTTGTACATAGAAACCAGTTGATGTTAACACACCACCACCAGCTGCGTTATGACCTGAGTGTGGATTGTAAAATGCGTTACCAAAATTAATTGTGTATCCTAGTTTCTTTGCAGGTGATATTGTTAATGCCTTTCTTAATCTAATATTTGTAGTGTTAGAAAGGATTGATGAGTTTGAATCATCGACTGCACGTAAAAGTTTTGAATGTCTATACACTGCATCAAAGTTGTTTAAGTTATCTTTATCAAATGTTCTAATTGCATTTGTTACTATGTTTTCTAACTCACCTTGTGCAAGGTCAGTTTGTTTCTCGTTGTATTTGAATGTAGTAGACAAAAGAATTTTTGTTATATCAGGTGATATAATAATAGGTCTTACTGTTAATATGTTTAAAGCCTTTAATTTATCTTGAACCTCTTTCTTTTCTGTATCAGAAAGATAGTCTGCGTTGTTTGGTTTAATTGCAAGGAACACTTTACCATATTCAGGTGGGTCATTATCTTCTCCACCCCATACTGCAACTGCATCTGCATTTGGATAGTACTCAGATACTTTTGCCTTGTAGTCGTTAAGTGTTACAAGTCTGTTTTGTGAAGTGTAAAACTTATTCGCCTTAAACTTGATTGATTCTATTGATTCTTTTTCTGCACCACCATCTGACTTTTCAATAGTTGTGATAACACCATCAACAAACCCATTGATTGAACCTGTCAATCTAAATGTGTTCGCACCATCAGCATGTTGTTCATCAACTACAATATAAGTAGCAGTGATAATGTCACCGTCCTTTAGTTGTTTTCCTAATACTCCGTCACCAAAATAGATTTCAGTAAACCCTTCTTCGTTTTCTTGTGCATAGTAGACTCTTGATTCGGTTGAGATATTAGAGATGTCAGTTGACAATGCATAAGTTTCTATATCTCCATTTGAGTCTACAGTGATTTTTAAATGACTCTTATCTACCCTTGCATTTGATAAAACATATTTTGAATTCTTTACTTGAGAATCAAAAATATACTTATCTGTCAGATAGGTTCCTTGTACTATATTGATATTGGAATAGAAATAGTTAGTTTTGTTTTGTTGAGGTCTAACTGAACTTGATACAACATACTCATAGTTTGTTCCATCGTATGATGTAGAAAATATCTGTCCTCTCTGAAGTGTCATTTCAGTTGTTGTTGGATATGTACCGTCAGGATTTCTGACATTTAACAAGTTCATATCGATAGTTGCAGAACTGGCCTTTTCTGATGCAGGAATAAATCCTAAATCCTTTGCACGTGACACTACGTTCTTTCTCATTTGTGCAGAATCTAAGAATAGTTCAGAAGCTGCAATGTTAGTGTTTACTGCACCGATGTGAGATGCGTATGCAAGTAAGTCAATAAGAATTGACATTGTAGAACCATCAAAATCATAGTCCTTAAATTTGTTTTGTCCTTTTAAATATGACTTCAGATTTTTGGAGATATCCTCGAAGTCTAAATCTGCTACTTGAATTTTTGAACTTTCTACTGCCATTATCGTACCCTATTTACTGTAAATTCTACTAAATTGTTTCGTTCACCATTCTTGATAGTGTATCTGACACTTACATTCATTTGATTATTCTTAGCTTCTGCGAGTAAGATATCCATATCTTTTACTCTAGGTTCTAGAACTCTAACTTGTTCTTCTAATTTCTTTTTGAATAGTTTAACGTCTAGTGTAGTGTCTAATTCAAATAACTCTTGATTCAAAGAACCACCGAGATTTGGTTTGAATGGTCTTTCGTACTTGTTTGTTAAAAGAAGATTCTTGACTGCACGTCTAACTGCATCCGTGTCTTTCTTTATCGTTACATCTCCTGTAACTGGATGTGGTTTAAAGAATAAATCTAAGTCTGCTGATGCAGGTTCTAGTGCGACTCTCTTGCCTTCTGCTTTTACGTATTGTACCATAATTCTATTTATGTGCCTCTGACAAATTATTATGCGACTTCAATGAAAACTAATCCATTATTTGGTGAATTTATAAATGTTACTCTTTGATTTACAGTATCAACGACATAAGGGTCTTCTGTAAACATCTTAGTGTCATCTTCTAAAACAAGGTCGAACCCATCTTCAGTTTGCAATTGGTCACCAGTCTGTAAAATTCTGTTGATGTATACCTTCACTCCACCTATAGTCAATGTCTGTCCTTGTGCATCAAAGTTTGTTTGACCTGATGATGCAAATTCCCTATCATCCCCAAATGCAGCCACAAACTGACCTGCAGCTGGAGGTGTGTTGAATACTATATTATTTCCACTAACTGAATATGTGGATGGGTCTTGTCTAATCCCATCCATGAAAACATATTTATTACTACCTGAACCATCTATCGCAAAGGTGTCTTGGATACCATCCGTTTCAAATGCAAATTCATCTAACTCTTCTTTACCACTTGATTTGATTTGTACTGATGGTTTATAATTTGACCCACTTACAATACCTGCAATCGATGGTACTGCAACTGAAATCTGTAAAGGTAAGAATCCAATCAACTTAAGTATGTCGCAGAAAGTTAGGAAGAGTGGGTCGAATATTTTACCCAATCCAATCTTATCTAAAAACTTCTTAATAACTTTTACCCATTCAAAAAGAATCTTTTTATGCCAATTCATTTTGAAATCTTCCAATGCAAGAATGAAATCTGCAATCTCTTCTTCCAAAGATTGAGTCGTAGATTCTATTTTATCACCAATGATTTTTCTAACATCATATCCAAAGATTTGTAATTCTAAAATTGCATCTCTAATTTTTTCTTGGAATGCACGAAGTTCACCTAACAATTCATCTTCTAATTCTTTTCGTGCTTCTAAAAGAATCTCTCTCGCAGCCACATCACTTTTATAGGGTTCTTCTTCTAGTAACTTATCGATATCATTTATCTTCTTCATGATACCTAACTTAGTCTTATCAAATTCCTTCTTGATGTATTCGATTGCCTTTTGTACTAAATCATTTACATCTAGTGTCAAGATATCTATAAGTTCACTGAAAGGTAAATCAGGTAGACCTAACAATTCCCAAATCTCATCAAACAAATCAATTAGTTTTTCAAATGCTTTTATGTGCCAATTTTGAATCCATTCTTTAACTTCTTTCTGAATACACTTAAACACTTGTTGACCTTTTGCTTCTATGTCAAGTGTTCCATAATCTCCGTCAAATTGTCGACACGACTCAGGTAATATTTTAAATAATCTATCTACAAATTTTTCTCTTGCAGATTCTAACCCTGTTATATCTGCGTAGAGTTGTTCCATTTCTTGTAAAAGTGCTAACTCCTCTTCTGCAGTCATGTAGAGAGGGTCATCCTTTAACTTTGCAAGTTCTTGTTTAATCTCAGTGATACGTTCATACTTCTCATTAATCTGTTCAAGGAATTCAAATCCCATCAACTGTTCTTCTAGTTGTTTCTTATAGTTGGGGTCTGTAACAAGTCTTACCACATCGATAGAAATACCCATGATAGTAATATTGTAATTGAATGGAACAAACTTACTAATAAACTCTGCAATTTTAGTGGGGATATAAAGATGGAACTCTGCAAGTAGTTTTGTTACTGCTTCGTTAGCCTCTTGTTGAAAATTTCTAACCTTACCCTTTCTCCAATATGGGTCAAGTAACTTTTCAATTGTCTCTCTAAATTTTTCAAAGTCTTCTACAATTGCTTCTATCTCTTCTTCAATGATTGCAAGTGCAGGATATAGTTCTGCCTCTAATCCATTAATCTCTGCAATTATAGCATCTTTTTCTTCCTTTGTCAAATTAGGGTCATTAAGTTTTGCCCAAAGGTCTCTAATCTCTGCTTCTTTTTCTGCTTTGTGTTCGAGGAATTGCGCTCTTACCTTCGCAGGTATAGAGACAATGTCGTTGAGTGCATTGACTAGTTCTGCTTTAGTAGGAAGGGAAAAGATATCCCCTTCAGGACATACTAAACCAGTAGGTATATCGAGTTTGAGTTCTGCCATATCATTTAGAATTTCACTGTAGTTGCACTTAATTCAAGTGTACCAGCTGCACGTAGTTTCATATCTTTACCTGATTTAACTTCCATGTTACCTGATACATCTATCAAACCATTACCATATGCAGATACGTTTACATCACCATTTGCATGAAGGTCTGCGTTACCCAATACTCTGATGTTTACATTTCCACCAACATACATTTCGTGGTCTTTACAAACTACATGATAATTATCATTTACTATGTGATGTACTTCAGAACCATCAGGATGTATCTCCATGAATGTTCCTGACCTATGTTCTATTGATAGTCTTTCTTTTTCATAAGTGTCATCTATCTCTAGGACGTGTCCTGATTCTGAATGCCATACGTGGTTATAAGGATATACTGGTTCTGCAGGTGAGTTAGGATAGTGTTCCATACCCTTAATGTCATTAATACTTCTGACACTATAGTCTCCTTCTCCTCTTGCGAATGCAGATATATCGGAGACACCTTGGTTTAAGGGATAGAATGGTAAATCTTTTTCTGCATCGATTTCATAATGGTCAACTGTTGACCCTGTTCCATCATAGTTAACAACTCTTCCTTCTTCTGATGGTTGTTTAGGTGCAGTGTCTAATGCATGTTCTAAACCCCAACTTCTGTTGGGTGCATTAGTTGGTGCGACACCGTCTACCGTCCCTTCGTAATCTGCAACGGTCATTCTCCTTGGGTCATTAAAACCTCTATCAACTAATCTAGATAATACGGTACCCTCTGTTGTTTGCATATAACCATCTTCAGAAATACCTGTTGCAACACCAACAATAATAGGGTCTTGTTTTGTTTCATCTCTGAAGAAACCAAAGACTGTTGTACCCTCAACCAATCCATGAGAGTTCATACCTATACCTGAGAGTCCTGTAGCCGTCGTAGGAAGGATTACTTGCGCCCATGGTAAGTCAGGTGTTGCGATTGCGTTCTTATCGTCTGTATGAATACCGTGTACACGAACTCTAACCCTACCTATCATCATAGGGTCATGTCTATCTTCAACTATACCGTAGAAATACTCAGTCATTATATTAATTCCCCTTTGTCTGTATCTGCAAGAGGTCTGTATGATGTGATGTCAGCACCGAAACTTTCTTTTACTGCCTCGATGTGTAAGAATCCTGTATATTTATTTGGGTCTGCATCAACACAAATATCAGTAACTAAATAACCACCTTCTTCCAATTCATTTTCTATCTTACCACCTGGCCTTTTAACTTCAGGTTCAGGTATTGAAAGATTAATCTTTGAACCAACTGATAAATCTGTTCTCAATGGAACAGTCATCTTAATTGTTTTCTGTTGTAACATTTCCAGTAATGCACGTCTTTCTAAACGACCTGAATCTTCATTCTTGATTCCAATAAAAGGTTCGTTTGCAAATGCATCTGATGAATTACCGAATGAATGTCTAGTAGTGTAATCTTTTATCACAACACTTCCGTATGCTCTGTTTGGAGCTGCATCTGCATCTAATTGGTCATGCGTTGCAGGACGATATCTATCGACTTGGTTATTTGCTCTGAGTATTACTTCCTCGTCATTGAGTCTAACCATAGGATATCCACCTACGTGTTCTCCTCTCCCCATTGTTTCATCTAAATCGAAGTGTATGATGTCTTCTATCTTTCTGATGGGGTCATATGCTCTCATGGTAGCAGAATACGCACCTGATGTTTGAGCTCTAAGTGTATCGCACAATTGTGGTTTCTCATATGCAAGTATTGTAGTGTTAAGACCAATGCCAGGAACGTTGATAGGTGCATCTAGGGAATCTAAACTTGCAGTCTTTGGTCTGTATTCAAATACTTGACCATGTTCTCTCTTGACCATTTCATCGATGGACATAAATCTAAATCCACCATTTAATGTTTGGAATAGAAAGAATCCATTCTTCCATCCTGCCTGAACACCTGCATCTGAATTTGCAATTGCGTAATCTAAGAATCTGTTTACTGTCCAGTTTGGACAAATGAATTGTACATTAGATGGTTTTGATTCTTCCCAAAAATCAATCTCAGGAGTTTTCATACTTCCAAACTGTTGCATTGTACCTAATGCAATCTCTGACCATGACCCTGTCCATGTCTGACTGATTCTTTGTTTCTGTAAATAGAAAAGTCTAGGTTCACAAAGTTTTAAAACATACGATTGTGTTTTGTCATCGACTCTTTGATTGTTTAGAACTTTGTAGACTCTGAATGTTTTGTCGATTGAATATTTTGCTTCTGATTCAGTACCATCATCTTCCTTTTGACGAATCGATATACGAACATATTCTTGTCCACATATCTTATAGTTCTTTAATAGATTAACACCGTCCACAATAGAGATGTCTGCAGAGACAAACTTGTTGTATATACTTTCATACATTCGAAAGTTAACACAAATGTCTTCGATTGCAACTGAATCACCATCTGCATTGACAAGTGTCATCGCCTCAAGGTTATACTCACCTGGCTTAAAATTTCTTTGTTCCATTATTAGTTCATCATGACTTTTTCAAATTCACGAACCACCTGCGTAATGATGGATGGTTTTATAAATTTGATTCGTCTTTTATCTTCATTCTCTTCTAGTTCCATGTCATAAAATGTGACTGGATTAAATCCTGTATCTTCGTAATTCTTTCTATACCCTTCTGAGTCTTTGTAATATGCGACACCGTCAGTCATTTGTTGAACTGAATTGATTGTCATAGATTTATTACTTACTAAACCAGTGACAACTTGCCCTGGCGCCCATGTACCATCAGATACAGCAATTCTTTTGTATGTAGGTTCGACTTGTAAAACTCTTCCTTCTTGTCCTAGACTGGAATTAATCTTCTCACCAATCAACCATTTGTTTGTTTGTGTTATGATATCAGAATTCAATGCACCAGTTAGGTATTGGCCTGGATATTTTTCAGACATATAAAGTTCAAAGGTTTGATTATCTTTATACCACTTCGTATAGTTTTCTATTTCATTTACTAAAAGAAGTGTCCAGTGTAAATCACTAGAACCGTAAAGTTTATGTGCGATGATATCAGGTCTTTCTCCATCTTGGATTTCATAATACTGATAATCAATAATTGCATTGATTGCCTTTTGTTCAATAGTGGACTTTCTAAAGAAGTCCTTTATGGTTACCCACTTACCATTTGAAAGTTTATAGGTAACCTTAGGGAAATTTTTAAAATACTTTTGTGACATTATTAATCTCCAGCAGT